TCAATCCACACGCGGGCGCAGCTCGCCCAGTTCGATCAGGTGCTCGCGCACGGCAGCTTCCAGCGCAACGTGCATCGTGTGCGCGTCAACACCGAGCGCAGAGGCCATCTGCCCGGAGATGCGTGCAGGCCAGTTCAACCACGCGTCGCGTTCGATGCGCGCGAGCTTGAACACGTGGGCCACGGCCTGCGCCCGATCCACCAGTTCCTTCTTGCGGTGCGCCAGCTCCACCTTGTTGAGCTGGGCCTTGAGCACTTCGTTGACGGTGCGCGCTTGCAGCAGCGACGTGCCGCCCGCTGACAACGGCGGTGTGCCGGGTTCGGGTGCATCGCGTTGCGGCGGTACGTCCCCGGTTGCGGGCCGCGCCTTCGGCGAACTGACCTTTGCGGGTTCAACGGCCTTGCGTGGCTGCAGTGTGTTGCGTGCCCACTGCGCGTCCGCCGCATCCGGATCAATCGTGCCGTCTGGCAGTGCGGTGATCCGTCCGGTGTCGATGGCCTTCTTCACGGCCACGTGCGACACGCCACGGTGGCGCGCGTAGGCGCGAATCGAGAGTCCCATCGTCACCTTCAATCATTTGTTCGTCATTCCTGCGGATTGAGCTTGGCTTCCATCGGGAACAGCGCGTTCATCACGTCACGCCAACCACATCCCGAAAGGAACACGCCATGAGCCAGATCGACACCATCCTCACCCTGATCGCCCAGAAGCATCTGGGCCTCGACACCCTGCAAACCCGCCACGCCGACAGCCTGGACTTCCACGACACAGCGGTCTGGTGCATCCGGGAGGCGCTGGAAGCGGCCTTCAAGGCGGGCGTTGAACTGGGCGCGGCGATGCCGAAGCCCACGGAAGCAGAAGTCGCCAAGCGCTGATCGAGAAGCAACGAAACCAAGCCCCTTATCCATCACTGGGCGCTTGGCTTCACTCCCGAACAGCGCGTTCATCACATCGTCATCCACCACCCCGAAGGAGCAGCCAATGACCACTACCCAACTCACTCCGGCCCAGCACGCCATCCTCGCCAAGGCCATCAACACCAGCGGCGGCAAGATCGAATGGTTCCCCGACAACATCAAAGGCGGCGCACGCAAGAAGGTGCTCGACGGCCTGTTCAACCGCGCCCTGATCACGCCCGATGGCGAGGGCTGGTGCGTCGCCGCCGAGGGTTACGACGCCTTGGGCATGAAGCGCCCGCGCATCAACCCCTCGACATTCGAGGCCAAGCTCGACGCGATCATTGCCAACGCCGAAGCGGCGCAGGACGCGCCCGACGCCACTGCAGCACCGCAGACCACCGACACCGAGTTGGAGGCCGACGTGGCCGCGTGTGAGGCCGAGTGGGCCAAGAACGCCGCAACGGCAAAGGCCAAACCGCGCACCCGCGACAACAGCAAGCAGGCCGAAGTGATCCGGATGCTGCAACGCCCCGAGGGCGCAACCATCGGCCAGATCTGCTCCGCCACCGGCTGGCAGGCGCACACGGTGCGCGGCACCTTTGCCGGGGCCTTCAAGAAAAAGCTCGGCCTGACCATCACGTCGGACAAGCCGCAGGGTGGCGAGCGGGTTTACCGCATCGCCTGAAAAAAAGATGGCGAGAGAGGCCCGGAATAGCTTGGCTTCTCTCGCCACCAGCGCGTTACTACGGGTGTCGCAACGATCAACCCGAAGGAGAAACCACCATGACCAACACCAACATCCCTGCTACCCGCAACGAAGGCTGGGGCTTCTGGGGCACGATGGGCGGGCACGCCTGCATCGCGTGGCCTCTGGCCATGACCGCCGTCGCCGACGCCACGGGCGCAGACCTCGACACCGTCCGCGCCTTCCTCGACAGCCGCCACGGGCGGCACTTCGCGGACGACGTCCACAACGGCACCTTTGACGGCAAGAGCATGAAGGACGCCATCGACGCCGCCACCACCAAGTGGATGGGCTGGACGATTGGCCGCCAGACCAGCAAGGACTACGGCATCCCGCGCGGGCTGCCTTACCTCACGGGCTTTGTGATCCACTGCGACATCTGCGACGAGCAGGCCGCCTGATGAACACGCCCGCCGCCGAACGCGAACAGGCGCTGCGTTGGCTGATTGCCAACCGGCGTCCGGATGTCTCCATCGAACAGGCCGTGCGCGTGATGTGCTTGGCGCTGCCGCGCGATATCGCCACGATGCAAATCCTGCGGCGCATCGCCGAGGAAGAAGAAACCAAAGCGCCGTCACGCGGATTCAACTGGCGCACACCTCCTGGTCTGCCGCCTCGCGGATAGCCTGCTTGCCGGTGAACTCCTCCCACCGGCGCACGATCACGTCGACGTACTTCGGATCGAGTTCGATCAGCCGCGCGATGCGGCCTGACTTCTCGGCGGCAATCAGTGTCGTGCCGGAACCGCCGAAGGGGTCAAGCACCACGTTGCCGGGGCGGCTCGAATTGCGGATCGCCCTCTCGACCAGTTCCACTGGCTTCATCGTGGGGTGCAGGTCGTTCTTCTGCGGCTTCTTGATGTTCCAGACGTCGCCCTGGTCGCGGTCGCCACACCAGTGGCGTTGCGCGCCCTCGGGCCAACCGTACAGGATCGGCTCGTACTGGCGCTGGTAGTCGGCGCGGCCCAGCGTGAAGGTGTTCTTGGCCCAGATGATGAAGGTCGACCATTTGCCCCCGGCGGCACGGAAGGCGGCCTGTAGCACATCCAGTTCGCTGGACGACATCGCCACGTAGATCCCGCCGCTGCAATGCGCCACGGTGGGCGTCAGTGCCGCCAGTAGGAAGTCGTAGAAGCCATCGCCCAAGTTGTCGTTCAGGATCGCGCGATCCTTGCCGCGCATCTTGTCTTTGGCGCTGTTGGCGTAGTTCACGTTGTACGGCGGATCGGTGAAAACCATGTCCGCTGCGTCGCCCTGCATCAGCCGGTCGTAGCTCGCTGCCACGGTGGCATCGCCGCACAACAGGCGGTGCTGGCCCATGATCCAGATGTCGCTCGGGCGCGAAATCGGCGTCTCGCCGACCTCCGGCACCGCATCTTCATCCGTCTGCCCCTCGTTGTCCGGCTCGTCGCCCGCGATCAGTTCGGCCAGCGCGTCGGCATCGAAGCCGGTGATGTCCAGATCGAAGCCTTCGAGCTGCAAGGCTTCCAACTCGACCCGCAGCATCGCGTCGTCCCAGCCTGCGTTCTCGGCGATGCGGTTGTCCGCGATGACCAGTGCGCGACGCTGCGTCGGCGTCAGGTGATCGAGCACGACCACCGGCACGATCTCCAGCCCGAGCTTCTGGGCAGCGGCGAGCCGACCGTGGCCAGCCACGATGATGCCGTCGCTGCCCGCGAGGATCGGATTGGTGAATCCGAACTCGGCGATGCTGGCAGCAATCTGCGCCACCTGCTCCTCGGAGTGGGTGCGCGCGTTGCGGGCGTAGGGCAGCAGCTTGGCGGTCGGCCACTGTTCGATCTTGTCAGCCAGCCAGTTCATGCCACCACCTCGGCATCAACGGTGCTGGTGCGCTCGGCGGCGACCTGCTCGAATGACTGGCCGGTGGCGATCAGGGTGATCGGCACGCCGGGATGGTTCTGCTGGAAGCGTTTGATGGCGACGTCCACATACTCCGGCGCGATCTCGATGCTGCGGCAGATGCGGCCCGTGCGCTCGGCTGCCAGCATCGTCGTGCCGCTGCCGCCGAAGGGTTCAAACACCAGATCGCCCGCGTCGGTGTAGGCCTCGATCACGAACTCCGGCAGCGCCACTGGGAACACGGCGGGGTGGTCGATGTCCTGTCCGATCTTGCCCTTGTGGCGCATCACGCGGATCACGCTGTCGGGGATGCGGGTGTCCTGCGTGGGCTGGCCCTTGTGCGTCCAGCCGCCGACTTCGCCGTCCTTGCCGCGCATCGCGGTGGACGAGCCATCGGCGCGCAGATGCGATTCCTGGCCCGCGTGCTTGCAGGGCACGATCTTGTTGGGCTTGCGGCTTTCACGGTTGAAGTGGAAAACGAACTCGAAGCTCGGAGCCAGTCGGCCCTGCCAGTCGCCGGGCATCCCCGGCCCCTGATCCCAGACGTACCACGCGAAGCGCCGCCAGCCTTGGCTTCGCATCCACCCCAGCCACACATCCCAATACGGAATCACCTCGTTGTCGCGGTGGATCAGTCCGAGGTTGACCAGCGCCTGACCGTCGTCCGCCATCGGCAGGTGCGCGAACACGCCGCGCATCAGGCCATCCCAATCGGTGATGCCGCCCGAGGTGTAGTCGCGCTGGTTGCCGTAGGGTGGCGAGGTGAAGCACAGCCGCGCGGTGTCGCCGCCCATCAGCGCAGCGACCACGGCCCGGTCGGTGGCGTCGCCACAGATCAGACGGTGCTGACCGATGGCCCAGACATCACCGGGGCGGGACACCGCCACGACGGGTGCGTCCGGCACATCGTCCGCAGCGTCCGGTTCGTCGCCGTCCGGCTCCGGGTCAGCATCGGTGTCAGCGTCCAGCACATCACCGGCGAGCAGCGCCTCGATCTCGGCATCCTCGAAGCCGGTCAGCGTAAGGTCGTACCCGGCCTCGGACAGGTCGGCCAGTTCCAGCGCCAGCATCGCTTCGTCCCAACCGGCATCGAGCGCCAGCCGGTTGTCGGCGATCACCAGCGCGCGCTTCTGCGCGACGCTCAAGTGCGCCAGTTCGATCACCGGCACCTGATCTAGCCCCAGTTTGCGGGCAGCGGCCAGACGCCCGTGCCCCGCGATGATGCCGTTGTCGCCATCGACCAGGATCGGGTTCGTCCAGCCGTACTCGACGATGCTGGCCGCGATCTTGGCGATCTGGCCTTCGGCGTGCGTGCGCGGATTGCGGGCGTAGGGAATCAGCGCCTCGACCTTGCGGTACTCGACGTTGAGCGTGTTCAAAGTGGAAATCCCAAAAGCAAAACCCGCCGAGCGTTGCCGCCGGGCGGGTTGGGTGAATGATGGATCTGGAAACTGGTAACCGTGCGCTGGGGTGGTAACCGGGGCCGGTAACCTGCCGACTGGTAACCTTGCCCGCGCCCTAACGCTAAAAAAGCGTCGCGCTCGCGCCCCCCGCATTGCTTTCTGGCCGGGAAGGACCCGTCGCAACGGGTCGTGGCCATCGCGGGCTGGAAACGACGAAGGCCAAAGACTGCGCTGTGGCCTTCAGACGCACTTCGCTCGCGAGATTAGCTGTAATACTAGCGAAAATCCCTTCAGATGTTGCACGCCGATAAGTCGTCAAAACCCGCAGTATTCCGCAAGACTCCGAGTGGATTTGCAGCGGCTCGCAACTACACGCAACGTCAGCGCGAATTGGCTGCCGCTCCATGTTTCTTCGCCGCTTGCAGCTGCTCGACGACGATCACCAGTGCCGCCTGCCAACGACGCCAGGCAGTGGTCCGGTCACAGGCGAAGCGGCAACAGACTTCTTTCCACGGGTACCGCTGCGCCCGCATCCAGACTAGGTGCCGCTGTTCTTCTTCCAGCCACTGAACCCACCGCATGGTCTCCAGCATCCGGTCGATGGCAGCAGGGTCGGGAGGAAAGCGGTAGACCCGTGGCTCTGCGCCAAGGTTTTCCCACGGCATGCGTTTGATCGCCGGCCAGCAGTTGAAGTAGCCCTGTACCCGAACCGGAGGCAGGCGGTGGGCGGTTCGTGCGGCCTCGATGAACCGATCGGCCACGGTCTCGATCGTCCACTCAGCCATGTCGACGCTCCTTCGGCCCGTACAGCCGATCGCCGATCCGGCGAAGCAGTTCACGTTCGACCCAGTCGAGCCGCGTGTCGTCGGGCGAGATCACCAGGATCTGTTGGTCGCGCCAGCCCTCGCGCTTGATCTGCTCAGGATCGGGTCGCGGATCGGGCTGCAGTCGAGCCAGGGCACAGCGGTATGCGGGAGTCGGAACCTTCATGTCACACCTCCTGCGTCTCGATAGCCCAGAGCAGGAGGGCAATGGCGTCGGCTTCGTTGTCGTCGGCAGGCGCGTGGCCACGCAGACGAACGGCGCCGATCATCTGGTCCTTGCTCGCATTGCCTTTGCCGGTGGCGTGCTTCTTGATCGTGCCCACCGGAACGCCCTGGTACGGGATCTGGTTGTGCTCGCACCATGCGGTGAGGTGGGCCATGAACCCGCCGTAGGCGTGTGCTGCATCGACGCCGGCGTGGCGGCGGACTTCCTCGAAGTACACCGCTTCGATGCCATCGCAGGACTGCTTGATCTCGGTGAGCCAGCGCTTGAAGCGCAGGTAGCGCATGCCGCCNNCGCTGCGGCTTGAAGGATTCCGTTCCGCTGGTCACGGCGCCGTCGCGATCGCGTACTGCCCAGCCGGTTTGGGTGCCAAGGTCCAGTGCCAGGATCGAGGGCACGGATGGCCGCCGATGATCTGAGCCCGGGTGGCCGGCAAGTCCCTGACGTAGGGCAGAGGGACCCTCTGGTCCCTCTCCTACGTAGTAGGAGGGGGAGTTTTCGCCAACTGGAGAAAGGGAGAAAGTCCAGCAATGGCGCGGGTTTGCGCCAGTTGGCAAGTTGGCAGCGATGCCAACTGCCAACTGCGGGTCATTCCCTGCAATGCCTTGATCTGACTGGACTTCCAGTTGGCAGGGGTTTGCCAACTGCGGGTAGTTGGCAAGGAAATGAGTGCAGTTGGCAACGGCGCTGCCAACTGCCGATTGGGCAATATTCATGGGGCCTCCGGGTCGTTCAGTTCGTCGTGATAGACCCACACATCTGGGTTCTCGACGGGCATCGAGGCGCCGGAATGCGGGCACTTGTAGTGGGTGGGGAGCACCGTGTGCTCGCGCATCGGCAGCTCGCCGGTGGCCGTGTCGACATCGCCCGCTGGCATGCGCAGCACCATGCCTTCGACGCAGAGATAGCCGAACTTGGTGCGGCCGCTGGAGGGCAGACCGTAGTTAGCCGCGTTGCGGAAATACTTGATGTAGCCCTGCGTCGAGAGCGCGGAGACGCGTTCGCGGATGGTGCGCTCGCCGCCCAGACCGGCCTTGCCTTCGAAGGACTCGGCGAACTGGTTTGCGGTGTAGCAGCGCCCGTTGCCGGCCTCCTCGAACAGGATCTGAAGAATCGCGTCGCGTTTGCGGCGGCGCTCGGCATCCAAGCGCTCGCCGTAGTCCTTCATCACCAACCGCTCGTTGGCATCGACCTCGCGCCACTCGCCGTTGATCTTGTCGACATGCCGTTGCGGGATACCCGCGCCATTGCGCAGTTCAAAGATCAGCTGGCGGGTCGTTCTGGTCTCGTCGGGCCTGAACAACAACATCCCGGTGGAGTAGTAGCCCCGCAGACTTCCCGCGCCGGCCAGTGCCTGGAACGGGTCCTCCTCGAACTGCTTCTTGCCGAGCTTCTTAGTGTGGTGAGCGAGGATGACGCCGGCGTCCGGATTCACTGCCTGGCGAATGCGCTCCACCCGCTGGGACAGGAAGAACAGCATGGCGCCGTTGTCGTTCTCGCCACCGGCATCACCACCGTCAAACACATTGCGGATGGGGTCGATGGCGATGATGTCGGGAGGCTCGCCGCCAAAGGCGTTCGCAATTGCAGGGATCACCTGCGCCAGCCCTGCATCATCGAGCACCAGCCGCAACTGCGGTGTGGCGACGAAGTTGGCGCGGGCATCCAAGAGCCGGTGTGATGGCAGGCGCACATCCTTCACGCGCTCGCGCAAATAGTGGTACTGGACCTCGGCCTGCAGGTAGAACACACGTAGCGGACGGGGTGGATGCATGCCCAGAAAAGCAGCGCCAGCCGCCATGTGCGCCAGCCACGACAACAGAAAGTCACTCTTGCCGACCTTGGGCGCACCGCCGAACACCAACATGCCAGCCGGCGTCAGCACGCGCGGAGAGATCAGATCGGGTGGCAGCGGTGAGTTATCGTCGAGCAGTTCGCCGAGCGTGAAGGTGGGCAGGGAGGGAGCCGCCGCCTTGACCACGCGGCGTTCGCCCTGGGCGATGAATGC